CCCTCGTATCCGTTGTTGGCTTCGCCCTGCCAGTAGACCACGCCGTCTGCATAAAACTTCGTGAGCTCACCCACAGGGGCAAGGTCCAGGTTGACGGTGCCGGGCACGGGTATGGGCGTCTCATAGGTGGGCACGGTGCCCTCATAGCCTGTAATGGGGGCTATGTGTGCATTTTTTATGGTGAGCCGGACTTTATTTGCGGTATCAGGCATTTAATTGCACCTCGATTTCATAAGATATTTGATACACTTTTTCGGTGTCGATGTAGGTTATCGTCTTCTGCCAGCAGAAGCCCTGCAGGGCCTGCTCAAGCTGCTGCTCAAGGGCCGGGGATATGAGGGCTGTATAAAGCTCCACACTTATTGCGGATACTCCCAGGTACAGTTCCCCATCAGCAAAAAAATTATTGCTGCCGGTGACAAGGTAGCAGATCCAGGGCAGCGCCGGCGCCTGCTGGTCCGGCCATGCCCGATATGTCACGGGCAGGCCGGTGGACTCCAGCAGTGTATTTATGTCTTGTAGGGTCATTTTTTTCACCAGCACTTTCACCTTTTTCTCCAGGGTTAAAATTCATCGTGAGATTACCTTTGCAATTTTAGTGACAAGTCTTTCTTTGGCTCTCTGTTCTGCTGGAGTTATATGTGGACGTCCCTCAACACGGCCACCATTAACTTTAGCATGACCATGTTCAAGAAGGTGTGCCAGGCGATAGCCTGGGTCTTTTGCATAAACGACAAGGCTGTATCGCCATTTCCCTTTTAAGTCTGGGTCACGCTTATAAGTCCATGATTTTTTATATTCTCCACTTTCTTCAGGTGCATTTGCTTTAATCTCCTGAACCAATTCCTTGGCTGTCTCCTTAACTGCGCTTGTAACATCTTCTGTGGTTATTTTCTGGTATGCCTTGAGCTCATTAATAACCGCTAAAGACAGTTTATCAATGTTAATTTTTGTGGAGCTTATATTCCTGCCTTCCTTTCCAGGTAGAGTTCAATGGTGTCCATGTCCGGGCGGTAAGTCCGGTAAATACCGTACTTTCTGCCCTCAAACTCCGCCTCGTCTTCGCCCTCATAGTCGTAAAAAAACATGTCGGAGCGGAGCTCAGCATTGAGCCCCGCTCGGCCTGCCTCGTAAAACTCGGAGGCCGACACACTTCTTATACTGCAGAAGACTTCCCGGCGGATAATAACCGGCACCTGCTGGCCGATGGCGTCCTGGCCG